CTTGAATATACTCACGCCTACCACCACGCCCCCCTGGCCTCTGGCAATTGATGCACAGAAGTCTGCCATCCGGCAGAAAGCTCTGCTGAAATTCACAGACAAAAGGGTTGACCTGTCGGTTGGTTTCGCCGAGAGGAAGCAAACCGCGAACATGCTTGTGGACTCGATAGACACCGTGACCGATCTGGTTCACGATCTAAAGAAGCGCCACTGGAAAGCAGCTCGCGATGACTTCTATAATCTCTGGCTCCAATACAGGTATGCGTGGACTCCGACTCTGCTCGATGTTTATGGAGCAGCGGAGGCGGTCGCAAAGGCCGATGTTGGTACTTACGATCGTTACAGGGTTTCCACACGGGCCTCAAAATCCGTGTCGTCTGAGGAAATCCTGTTGGAGGACGCCTCTCTGAGCCAAATCTTCAGTGTTCCCGTAAAACGGATCACTCAGATGCAATTCAAAGAGGAATTTAAGGTGCGGTACGATGCCTTGTTAAGTAACAAGACGTACCGTTCGCTGCAGGATGTCGGAGTCACAGACCCTCTGACGACTGCGTGGGAGCTGGTTCCTTACTCTTTTGTAGTGGACTGGTTCCTCGGGGTTGGTGATTTCCTGGACGGAGTGAACGCTCTAACTGGGTACACTTTCCTTAGCGGTTGCGAGACGATGTATCGTGAGATGCATCTGAACGTCAAATTTGAACCTCGGACTTCCGGGGTCTGGCGTACAGAAGCTATCACGGGTAGCGCCCAGCGGACCGTAAAGACCTTTAATAGGTCGATCACGGGACCACCGAGTTCTACCATCGTTCTCAAAGAACAGCCTTTAAACATGACGCGAGTCATGGACTCGATCGCCCTCTTGCGAGGAGCGTTCGGGTCAAAGGCTAAACCCCCAGCACGTGACTTCCGGAAGATCGACTTAACGATCTTATAACCGGTGTCCGTCCCATAAACTCCCTAATTGGAGCTTCAAAATGGCAAATAATGCCACTATCACCATTAATGATGGTGAATCCACGCCCGTCGCGCACGCCTTTGATCCGGTTCGGATCGACGGCGAAATCGCCAGCTACCAAAACAAGGTGGCTGACACCCTCGAGGGTCGAGAGACCCTCACTCTGCGTCTAAGTAAGACCCAGAAGGTGCGTACGACGAAGGCAACCCTGCTGGTCCCCAAGGTGGTCGAAGAGACCGTCAACGGCGTGTCAGTGTACAAGACGGACGGGTTCGCAACAGCGAAGGTCGAGATTCTCATCCCGATCAATTGGACCGCGGCGCAGGCAAAAAATTGCCGTGTGCTGGCATCCAATCTGTTGGCTCATGCCACCACCGGCCTGATGGTCGATGATCATGAGTTTGTTTGGTAGGTTGATTACCGGGTTGCAAAACCTGGTACTCGAGCTACTGGCATCTGGGCAATTAACTATCGCCCAGAAACTCCGTTTCGTCTTAGCCATTGGAGTCCTTCTATGGCTCGTCACTGTGACCGTTTTAGTCCTGACGCCATCCCCGTCGACCCGATTCGACTGTTCGAAATGCTTGCATCTGCCCTTGGAGTGGAATACACTCGGGAGCATGATGCTGGCCTGACGGACATTGTCGATAGGGCCTTCCCCTCACGAGACGCGGAAAATTTCCGTGATCTCTACCTCCTCAAGGAGGTTCTGAGGAAGTTTCCCGGGTTTGACCTGGGAATCGACACTAAGCAAGTTGCGCTGGATTCGTTCTTTGCGGACGAGAAGGCCAATGCCAAGACCAATGATCGTCTCCACTCCTACAACAGGGAAAACCCCTGCGTCAACCAGATACTAGATCTGGCTTGTCGTAAAGCTGTAGGTGTTTTGGGAGACTTTCGATGGGATTGGTGGCTTAAGGGATGTAGATTTGGACCTGGGGCTACCACGCGACTGACCTCGGAACGAGCGTCAGTAGCAAGGAAGCTTTCGGGTGTTCCACATGTAACCTCTCGCGCGTCTGGCCTTGCCCGCGAATTGCTCTCACTGACTCCTTCTTGGGGTTATAGAGTTTCCTCCGGTGTCGAGGTCGACCTCCCTGTAGAGATACGGGAGAGCGACAAGGTTGCAGTCGTTACCAAGAACGCAAAGACTGGGAGAACCATTGGAATCCCTCCATGTATGAATATCTACATGCAACTTGGCATGGGATACTGCATGAGGAGGAAGATGGCTCGATGGGGTATAAACCTCAATGACCAGTCTGTCAACCAGAAACGGGCCCTAGCAGGGTCCATTTTAGGAACATCGGCAACTCTCGACTTGAAAAGCGCAAGCCAATCAGTCGTGTCGATGTTGGTCTGGCGGTTCTTCGGGAATCATTCCCACGACCGTTGTGACCCCACTTGGTTCGCGATGCTGGATGCGTTGCGTGTCGAGTGGGCCATGGTTGGCGATAAACTCCACAGGTATGAACTGTTCTCCGCAATGGGGAATGGGTTCACTTTCGAACTTGAGAGCTTGATTTTTTGGGCTCTTGCCGTATCGACCTGTGAGTTTCTTGGAATCCCACCTGATGTGTCTGTATACGGGGACGATTTAATTGTTCCCGTTGAGTCAGTCGACACCTTGGTATTGGTGCTGGACTGGTGTGGCTTTAAATTGAACGAAGACAAGTCTTTTGTTCATACCACTGGACACATCTTTAGAGAGTCGTGCGGAAAGCACTACCTCGATGGGATGGATGTCACACCGTTCTATGTTGACACGGAGCTTAAACGCTCCGATCAGATCATCCTTTTAGCCAATAACCTGATGCGCTGGGCAACCAGTAGTCAGGGCTATCGGGACGGCCGGGTTTTGCCAGTTTACCACTGGATACTCGCTCACTTACCATCGAAGGCGCTTAAAACGTGCATTCCGATGGGTGAATCTGATGACGGCCTCATCAAGTCCTTTGATGAAGTCAGTGTGTCTTTAGCCTACCTCCGTTCAGACGGTTTGTACGCCAGTACCTTTATTGGATACCGGGCGCATACCGTTGAGTACATCCATCGTGAGAGATTACTCGATGGTGAGGATGGCTACATCTCCGCGCAGTACCGCACCTCCTACACCAGGTTTTCACTTGGTGAGGGGGTTCCTTGGTATCAGCGAGAGGTGCCGCAGCCTCAGAAGACGGCTACAAGCCGCCGGAAGAGTCTGCGTTATAAGAAACGGGTGATATCCCAATGGCCCAATCTCGGGCCGTGGATCACAAACGAGGATTGCCTGTACCTAGGTGCAGGCGATCTGGAACTAGCTGTAAGTCTTTGTAAGGCTAGTTCCTATTTTACGTCTTTGCCAGGGATTAGCACCCCTGGGAAGCACAAAGATCGTAGAAACTCGGCTCGCCGGTCGTCAAAACCCGGCGGGTAACCGAACCCCGGTGCAGGATTGCACCCCCCTATA